GTTCACTTACCCAATCACACTCATCACAAGCCTTTGCAATTGATGTAATCTTACCATAGTATATTTTTCTGATGTACTTCGTAGTGCACCTGGCTCCACAGATGAAACAATTCATTCTTCTTCCTCCAAATGTTGATTTTGACTAGCAAGAATTAGTAATACATTTAGATGTTTAGCAATGGGATGGGTATTCTCGATGTGGTCAACTCCCATTGCAAGTGTCAAAAGGTCAAGTACTGAGTAATATGAATCGACAGGACTCATTCTTCTTCTCCCCCACATACATGAGATTCAATATGAGTGAAGTACATCTCACAGAATATACACCAAATCATTCTTCCACCTTCCGGGTAGCCGGTTGGATTTCATAATCAACGTAGGGTTTCTTCCATTCCTTTTCCCACTTACCCTGGTTAATCTTGACCTCTTCTAGTAGCTTGTCTCTGACCCACTGACTAAAGTTCGGCTTTTTCATCGCTAACTCCCATGTATTGGGGCATAATGTGACGTTTCTTGGTCGCATGATCCTAGCCAATAGACATTTGACTATAACATTATGCGTACGCATCAGCCGAAAAGATGGGGCTGTCGCCCCCAAATTACATAGGGAGACGGCCCCCGGTAACGAAAATAGTAGTAGTCGTTAGGCGCGGATGCTTACGTAGTAGCACCGGCCGTGGCCTGTGGCTAACGACGCAAGTGAGATTTGTAGAGAAGATTAATCCGTTTGTAGGAGTGGTGTAGTTTATACACCGGGTTTTACTAGCGGGAGACATGCCAACAGGCCTCAAAAAGACATCGAGCATAGTTTCCATCGGATTTACAGTAAATGAATCCGGAGCGAACACCTTCACAGAAGGTTCCGTAGACCTAAATCTCTCACCCCTGGATAGGGAAGTATTTGTTGTTCTGGCCATTAACCTGGATAATGAACACCCTGATGCAGTATTGAACACCAATACTATGCAAAGATCCGCTTTAACTACAACTTCCCAATCAACCATGCCTAATCTTGGTAATGCTAATTGCCTGGCACGTACAACCGATGCCATCCGTGCTGAAGCTGCGCCTGGTACTTCCTCAGTAAGTTTCTCTCAGCAAGCATTAGAAACACCTCCTTCAACTCTTGCGTATATTGGAATCATTGCAACGAATGACTTCTTCGTACAAAGTCAAGGCACTGGAAACTTAGGCGCTAAGGGTACTGCTGGTAAACTCTACGGATACCGCGCACGAGCAACTGCTGACATATTCGCAGCATTGGTACAGAGTGAAGTGCTATCCGCTTGATTAGGTGGATCGCATGGCACGTAGTAAGAAGGAACGTAAGAAGGCTATCGATGATATCCCCGATATACCAGGTGGTCCCTTCTGGAGACGCTTGGGTCCATATGGTCCAGCCATCCCTGCAATACCCAGGGCAGCAAAAGAACTGGCTAAACTAATGATAGAACACGAAGAAAGTATTTTCAAGAATCCAGTGGGCGATGATATCGCAATGCTTGAACTAGCTGTTGATGCGGTAAATCAGCGAATGAATGAAATTCGCAGAGGAGATCCAGGATCTCCTGGTCAGCTACTTACTCCACGTGGTGGAAAGGAAGCACAACCGGGAATGAAACCAAGAAAGAAACGCAAAGTATCTGATTACTCGAAACAATTCGGTATCATTCTCAAGGCACTGAAGAAAAAGCATCCACGAACGCCAGTGACCAGACTCATGAAGCGCGCTCACGTTGCAACCAGAAAGAAAATGCCAAAGAAAAAAGGCAAAGCCACCAAAGGTCGACGTACAATCGCGAAGTCTGGCCAATTTAGACGTGACAAGATCCTACCGCGTAAGTGATGAGGGTACTTTGGTAGGTTCACTTACCCAATCACACTCATCACAAGCCTTTGCAATTGATGTAATCTTACCATAGTATATTTTTCTGATGTACTTCGTAGTGCACCTGGCTCCACAGATGAAACAATTCATTCTTCTTCCTCCAAATGTTGATTTTGACT